CTGGCTCACGAGCTGCTCTTGGTCGACGCGGATCTTGTCTGCCTCGTCCATCGGCTGGAAGTGATGGTGCTCAAGCATGATGTCTTGATAGATGTCCATCGGCATCTTGCAAAGCAGCATCTCGTTGCACATAATGTGCCCAGACTGATCGCCCTCCTTGACCTTGTACATGTCGTAACCCAGCATCTCGTCGGCTCGAACAGGCATGTAACCTAGCGAGAAACGGCGGTGAATCGGGTCGTACTGGCTGTTTGTAGCAAGCCAGCACAGGTGATAGCCGGGTATCTCTGGGATGCTTGGCAACACTGTCTGCTGAAACTCATTACGCGCACGACGGCGCTCGCGCACGATCGGGAATTTTTCTTCAGGTGCTGCACGCGATGCGTCTTGCTCGGTGCGGTTGTTGCGGCTCTCGCCGGCACTGCGTTTTAAGCGGCTATCCATTATGCGTTCCTTTTGTTTTCACGGTCATATTTTGCGTAGGATTTGATCATCTTTGCGCGTTGATCGGGGTTATCCCACGCGCCCATGTCCTTGATTGCCTGCACGCGGTCAGCAGAGAGCCTGAACTCGTTACCACGCCCAGTTGGAGCTGACTCACGCCCTGAGCCCGTCATGCGTGGGCGTTGGGTAGAGGTACGTTGCGGCGCTGCACCGCCAGTGCGGTGCGGCAGGTACTTTGACACACGCTCATCAAGCTCGTCCCAGTAATCGGGCGAAGATGGGTCATAGCCCTCATCGGTGAGCTTTTTGTCCAAGCGCTGAGCGATTTCAGAGTCCATGTCCTTTGCCTGTGGGTCGTACCACGGGTTGCGCTCCATCCACTCCGCGGCATTGCGCTGAACAGACGGATCTGGCACGTTCATCGTGGGCTTAGGCGGCTGCGACATCTGCCGCGTTGCCTGATCTTTGATGTTTTTCAAGGATTCGTGCTTGCGCTGCGACTCGTAAAGCAGTTCTTGCGCCTTTACCACCGAGTCACCGTCCTGATTGGCGACCGCCTCACGCATTTTCATCTTTGCGTACTCAATCTGCACCTCGGTGTCGTCAATTGCCTTGTCAACACGAGCTAATTCTGCCCCAGAGGTGCGCTTTTCAAGGTGCGCCAAGCGCTCCGAGAGCTGCTGGTTCTGTGTGCGCAGGTTATTGATCAGGTGGCTGGACTCTTTTGTCTTTTCGCGGTGAATAGACTTCTTGAGGCGTCGCTCTTCACGTCGGGCAGCGCGAATTGCCTCACGGTCGGGGTCTTTATCAAGCCCGTCGTTGGCTTCAACGTCACCACCCTCTGCGAGTTCGGGTTTTTCGTCGACTTCGGGCGCTTCACCCTCAGGTAACTGGGCGATCGCGGAGCCGTCTTGCTCCTCGTCAACCTGCATTTCCATTTTTTCTGTTGAGTTCATACGAATTGCCTCATAGTTAAGACTTGTTCAGGGTCAACCTTCGCCCACAACTCAAAATCGTTAAGGATTTGCAGCGAAACTTGGTCTTCTGCGTCGTTTGGGTTGGGTACTGTGAACCGATCGCCTGACCAGCGCGGCACGCGCACATAATCACCGACTTGGCACCAGATGCCCTCGCCCCATTCGGATAAAGTGTCACGGTTTTTGAATGCAATCGGGCCAAGTGCTAAGACCTTGCCGATCATTGACTGCGCACGCTCAGTTTCGCGTGTTTCTTCAACGAGGATGATGCCGCCTTTACTTGCTTTTTTGACGCTTTTGAGCTGTAACAACACTCGGGCACCAAGAGGCGTGATGCCGTGCACACACTGCGGGAACGCCTCGTCGAGGGTCTCAAAGTCCTTCATACTCACTCCTAAAAGCGCCATGCGGCACTTGGTTAAAAGCGCCATTCGGCGCGGTTGCACTACAAATCCTCGTCCTTCTCAGTCAAGATGTCGTCAAGTATGTCTAAGGCTTCACCTAAGCCCTGATACGTTCCGACCATCCGATGGTAGGACTCAATGTTGATCGCGTAGCCGTCAGCAAGCGACAGCGCCAACTCTAGGCGCCGTGCTTTTAGCCTGCCGATTAGCTCGCTGACTGGATTAACGACCACGGCCCGCTGCTTTGCGCATAGGGATGCCGATAGCGATCGTCAATCCCATGCGTTTCTTCACCGGCATGCCGCCTTTTTTCAGGCTAGCAATCTTTTCACCCGTTGACTTCATCGGCTCTAAAACGCCACCTCTTGCTGGCAGATTAGCTGCGCCGCCCTCTGCCATGACTGCGCCGCCCTTGGCGTACTTTTGAATGACTGACTTGCCCTTAGCCATAGGCACAGACTCGCCCATTGCCATGCGTTTGTGCTGCGAGATTGCGTCTGACATGATTAAACTCCTTGAGGTGGTGCTTCAGGTTGGGATTGTTGTGCTGCTTGTTGTGCTGCAATTTGTTGCTGCTGTTGTGCTGCGAGTTGTTGACGCTGTGCTTCGTGCTGCTGCTCAAGCGTGAGTAAGTTGATGTCGTGCGTGAGCTCTGCCGCCTTGATTTGCTGGTCGGCGACGTTCTTCTCCTGCTTGGCTTTCGTATCTGCAGCGAGCTTTGCACCATCAAGCTGTAAACGAGCCTGATCATCGGCCGCCTTGCGGTTAGTCTCGGCCATCTGGGTCTGAACAAGCGCCTGCACTGACGGATCAGTAGGCTGTTGCTGCGCTTTGAGTTGCTGGATGGTCTGGATCATCTGCTGCATGACAGGCACCACACCTGCAAACTGCTGCTGCGTGTCCATGTGGACGTGCTGCGAACTTGCGGCAAGCAACTTCTGCGCCTCCTGAATGATGGGCTGCACCTTCAAGATATCAAACTGCTCGCCTAACGCGTCGGACGCGTACCGGTCCATTGAGTTCAGGTACCAGAGCGTTAAGTGCTGCTTTAAGTGCTCAAGCATTTGCGGGATAAACACGGGTGCCATGATCGGGCTCGCCCCGTACATGGGATCCTTGGCGTAGTCCAAGTGAACCTGCAGGTGAGCCAAGTGCTCTTGTGCGGGAAACGCGCCAACGGGCTTACCAAGCGTCATGGCGACGTTCTCAAGCGCGGGGTTCATTTCCTTAACGTCTTGCGGATCAGGTAGCACTTCATTGATATCAGGAAGCTTGATCTGCTTAAGAATTCGCTTCTCAACAGCCAGTCGATTGTATAGGTCTGGATTCGCCTGCGCGCGTGCGGCGAGAGCCTGTACTTGTGCATAGCGTTGTGACTCCGCAAAGATGTGGGGATCAGACACTGGTACAACGTCGGAGTTCTTCTCAAAGTCCTTTGAGGTGACGCCTAACTCTTGGCTCATCTCGTCAGGGTTGTCATCCAAGTACCAGCGGTTCAAGCGCCCGATGATCTTGAGCACCCGTGCTTGGCTTGTGTGCAGCCGTGCGTGGATGGATGAGAACACCGCAGCACCCTGCTCGATCAGCGCTTGGGTGGTGCCTACGGGGGCGTTAGAGGTGACGTTAGCGATCTTTTCCTCGGCAGTAGTGACCACACCCTTAGCCGCCGATGTAAGCCAGCCTAAAAGCTGAAACAAAACCGCAGAGGGTTGATTGAACGGCATCGGCATGGCGATCTTTCTCACGTCGTCCACGCCCGGCGCACCCTCAATCTCAGTGACCTGCGTGGGCTCAACAACAATGCTCTGGCCAGAGACCTTGCCGCCCTTGAGCTTGAGCATCGTGGGGGCGTTGTTTATATGAGCAGAATCAAGCAGAGCCCGCAAAGCACCAGTAAGAGCAGCAGACAAACCGCCAATAAGATGGGGCAAACCAACGGCATACGCACCTCGCCAAGGGATGAATTTAAACTCAACGATCCAGTCGAGCTTAGTCATGAGCTCGTCGCCGTCTTCCCAGTTGCGGTAAAGCCCCACAACCTCGGACGACAGGTCATCGATCATCAGGATGTAAGGGGCACGCTCGCCTTTAGACTTGGCGTCGTCCTCGAGCTCCATCCAAGTGTAGATGTGGAACACGCGGCGCACGCCGTCGATGTTGTCGGCTTCTGACTTGCGACCTTCAATCTTGTTGTTCGCCTTCTCAGGCTTACTCTCTTCAGGCTCTTGGCTTGCGCGGTAGACGTCCAAGTCAATGTAAAGCCCTGATGACACGCGTGCCTCAAAGTCGTCCTGCGTGATGTCGTTGACTTCAGTCACGCGACTCGCAGTGTAGAAGTTAGCAGCGGCAAAGGGTAGGTACACGTTGTCGATTGGCAAGAACTCAGCGCAGGGGCGGCGCTTGCCCTCGTCGTACCAGATCTTCATGTACTGCGAGCCACCGAGAGGCAACTGGGTTAAGAGCTGCTCCTCCTCGTCGCGGTACTCTTCGATCTTCTCGGTGAGCTGGTAGTTCATGTAGTCGCGCTTGCGCTCGGCGATCATCGTCTTCTGCTCAGTCACCTCGCCGAGGATCTTTGAACGCACGGGACCGTCAGGTGGGAAGAGCTCCTTGATCGCTCGAGCTGCAAAGTCCACGCAGCCCTCAGCCATGATGGGGTGCACGACCTTACTTGCGCCCATGAACGACGCACCGCCGGGGGCGTCCTGCCCAAGCCCTGTGCGGCGTAACCCCTCCTCATATTGCTTGTCTCGTCCCTCGCGGGCGTCCTTGTCTTTCTCCACCAGCTCTATGTACTTGAGCGCAATCTTAGATAGGTCATACGAGTTAAGGCTGTCAGCAAGGTTCTGGTAGAAGTCAGGCGAGTCGTCAGGTCCGAGCGTGTCGTCCTCTAAGCGCACAATAGCTGAGCCGTCGTCCTGCTCCTCGACCTCGGGCTGCTTGAATAGGTCAACCTCGGCGGTGTCGCCAAACTCGCTGTCTATAAACTCGTTGTCACCCTGCGCCGCGGGCGGAATGAAGCGACCGTAGTCTTGAGGGATTGGCATTTCAGTAGCCATAGTTATTGCCTTTGTGTTAATTCATGACGCATTGCGTCTAGTGAGTCAGCGAAGTGTACTGCGCCGCCCTTCTTCATGTGAATGCCAGTGCTGAACTCTTTGCGCATCGCGGGGGTGATTTCCATGTAGTGCAGGGGTTCAGGTGCGCCAAACTGTTGATGCTTGACCGTTGTCTCACCTACGGTCGCACCATACTTCTTGCCAAGCTTCTTGAGGTAATTGGGATACACCTCGTCGTAGTATTTTCTATTGCCTTCTCCGCCGACTTTGAGGTCAAGACCTGAAAGTGTTTTGTACACAGGCATTTCATCTTCTTCGAGCGATTTGAGAATGTCATTTGATGGCAGCTCACCTTCATTCTTAATCAACTTGTTGGCAATTTCTTTACCGAGAATATTAGGCAATTCTTTTTCTTTGATGAACTCTCGCACAAATACTTCTTCACCACCTTGAGATGCTGACATACGGTAGGTGCCGTCATCATTCTTGTTGTAATCGATGCGGTCAATCTTCTTGCTTAGGTCAAACCGCTCATTGACCCGATTTCCAGTAATCAGCGCCACACGGTCGTAGCCGCCGTCGATCGCTTCTTTGACCGCACGCTTCAGGGCTAATTGATACCAGTCGTCTTTGTAGGGGGCGTTGGGTACGCCTGCGTCAGCTCCAAAGCTACCTCTCAACATATTGATGTCTGTGGTAGCTGGAAAATTCATTACCGTGCCATCGTTTTGAATAACAGTAAACGTACCATCTTCATTCTTTTTAACTGGATCAGGAATTCTGTACCCCTGCTCACGCCCTGCCTGATGCCAATCAGACTGCACCTCATCGACCAACAGCGTCTTCTTGCCGTCAGTCACACGGTCGCTCATGCGCAGGTGGGCGAGTACGTTGGGTTCGTCAAAGTGAGAAGATTGATAATCGGTTACTCGAGCCTTGTCTGCGGCATCAACCGCAGCGTTATATTCCGACCTTGACATATTTTTCAATGACGGACGATTGCTGGGCAACGTCAGCACCACCTCGCGGTAGTTTTCGCCCCCGGGGAGTGCGTGTTCTTTAAATCTCGATGTGTCAGTCTCAATCATCCGTTCAATAGATTTTGCTTCATTGTCGTAAAGTTCACCATAAGTTTTGCCATACTCTTTTTCGGCAAGGCGATTCCACTCTGCTGATATTTCTTGAGGGCTTAATTCGCCATACTTTGCCTCACCCAACCGCAATTTATTTTTGGCAATATAGTCCTGCACCTCAGTCGCCGTGACGTTCTTCTTGTCTTTCAAGAACGTGTCCAACCCCATTGTGCTGATCTCGTCAGAGCGCACGTTCTCGCTCTTCAGGATGTCGTTCAGGAATGCCTGACCGCTGCCTGACTTGCGTTGCAGGTTCAATGCTGCCGCCTCAGTCGGTGAGTAAAAGCCCTGCTCGTTTGCGGGGGCGAGGGCTTTAGGAGTGGTGTCCTTAATGGACAGCCCCGGCTGCGGCATGGTGCCCGCCTCGTACATCTCCCGCACCATGTCGTCCACCTTCGACGCGAACGGCGCCACCGCCTTCGCTCCTGCGCCTGCGAGCTTGGTCGCCCCCCTTACCACAGGCGTCGCAAACTGTGCGATGTCGAGCACGCGAGGGTCAAGGCGTAGCGTCTGACCGCTCCCTGTGACGGGGCTGCGGGTATAGGGTTGCTCCTCGGTGATCTCACGACCTGTCTTCGTATAGTCCTGTAGAGCGGCGCCTGCGCTTTTGAGCGGATCCGCGAGCAGCATGTCTGTTAGGAAGGTGCGGATCGGGTGCGTCTCAGCGATTGGCTTCAAAGACTCGCTGATAAACTTGCCTGCCTGATCCATGTAGCCACCGACCGTGCCGATCATCTTCTGCGGCATCGACTGTGGCGTCCGCTCGATGACAGGGCTGTTGCTTAGTTCAAACCGCATCCGATCGAGCTCCGACTGGCTGACCTCGCCGCCCTCGTCAAAGCGCTGTACTTGACCGCCGTTGGCTTTGTTCGGCACGGAGTAGTAGCGGTCGCCGTGCTTGACGATCTTTGAGCCACGGGCTGTTTCAGCCTCGACAGCCTTGCCCCACGTTGGGTGCTGTGCGCCCTTGAGCATGAGGTAGCTGTCTTCTGGCAGGCCGTGCAGCTTGCGCTCGCCTTCTGACGCGGGTGCGACTGAACCCCAGTTACCACCGTCCTGACCCATGCCGTAAGCGCGAGCCGTCTGGTAGTCGTAGTCAGCGCCTTGCGGGTTGAATGCACCACCGCCATTCATGTGGATGATACCGCCATGCGCCCGCCTAACAGCCATCTCGACGATCTGTGCTGCCTTGGTCGGATCAGCCATGCTTACGCTCCATCATCTCAATTCGCATCTCTTCAATGGACGGATGTCTTGCGGCGCCACCATTGCGGAAGGTTCCCCTCGGAGGGTTGGCGATGATGTCGTTCAAGTCGTATCCAGTAGCATTCTTGAACCGCTGCGGCTCGTAAGGGTAGCGATCAAGGCGCTCTTGTTGCGTCAGGTTTTTGCGACTCTGCGTCAATCGAGCCTCAGCCTCACCTGCTAAGCGCTTGTACAGCTCGTCTGGCGTACCCTTCGCGAAGAAATCTTTTTTTGCCTGTTCATACGCTGTGTGCTCAGGCATGCCTTTGATGCGATGGATCAGCTCCTGATTCTCCATGAAGGGCAACACGCTTGTCTGCTTCTTCCTGTACAGGTCGCCGAGTCGACCCGTGTCAGCCAGAGCGGTGTCAAACAGTGTTTGACGCGCTTGCGCTGTAGCAGGGTCAAATGCATGGGGGTAGTCGGCGACGCCTTTGCTAGTGCCGCCGGGGTTAAACCCCTCCCGCGCCTGCACCGCATGCTGCAACTCGTGAAGAATCGTCTCACGCGCCTTCTCTGGCTTGTTGCGCAAAAGCGCTGCGTTCGCTGATAGATCTTTGTTCCAAGCGCTGAACATGCCGTAAAAGTTCTTTGCCTCTCTTGCGCCGAGGGTTTTGAACTTGATGTCCTTTGCGAAGTCAGGGTAGCCTGCAAAGAACTCAGGGTGCTCGACGTAATCGCCTACATCCCCTGATAACTTGCCCCACGTCGTAATATCTTTTTTTATTTCCTTCTTAAGCTGCGCTGATAAGTCGCCGCCTTTACTAGCAAGCTTTTCCGCATTAGCAGACAGAGGTCTTTCTAACCTCTTCTCGTTGCGCTCGTTAGTTACCGCTTCTTGAAACGTCTCGCCTGCGAACATGCGATTCTTAATCTGCTGCGCATAGTACATGTCACTAATTTTTTGATTTTGCTTGTCAAGTTTAGCGTCAAGTGCAGCAGGTGCGCTCGTGGTCATGGGGGCGTCGCTGATCTCGTAGCGCAGGTCGTTAGGCGCCCACGGTGGTGCTGCCCATCCTGTCTCCTTCCAGACGAGCGCGGGATCCTCGCCTGCTGCGAGGCGTGCCTTGGCGACGTCGCGGGCGGCGAGATCAGCGCCTTGGGACTTGCTGCCTGCGAATACCTGCGGATAATATGGACTGCCTTCTGAGGGTAGCGCCAACATCTTTTTAGTTATGCTAGTCAGGGGATCAGCACCTTGCTCGATCATCGAGAGGCTCTTCTCAGCCAGCGGCTTGAGCACCTTCTCACCGACCACCGGAGCTGCTCTGGCTGCGCCTGCTGTCACGGCAACGGGGTTGATGAAGTTGGCTGCGAAGTCGAGCATGGGGTACTTCTTGTCTGACGTGAAGCCAAGCTTATCCATCTTGTCTTCGATCCACTTTGAGCCCATCACTGGCTTCTCAGACGCCCAGTCGCCACCTAGCCCTGCCTTCTTTGTCAGGTAGTTGACGCCCTGCAGCCCCATGTTGACTATGTCGACAGGTGCTCCGACGTTGCCTGCCACCATGCCACGGTTGAGGATGTCGAGGGCGCCGCGCACAGGGTTCGCCTTCAGGGTGTCCCACTCCTCGCCTGCCTGCTCCTTAGCCAACTTGCCTAGCTGTCGCGCCACTTCCATCGTGCTCGGCTCGCCATCGGGGGCGCTCTTGCGCCGTGGGTGTATACGAAGCGAGCTCTCAGGCTTAGGTAGGTTCTGGTTGTAGATGCTCAGGGGGTTGGCGCCAACCTCCTGCGACACACCGCCAGTTGGTAGCTCAACGTCACCACCGTCTTCCAAGTGTACGGCGCCGCCTTCTGCGTAGCCGCCTAGTTTAATTTTGGCATCACGATCGTTGATGTACTTCATAATGTTGTCGAGCCACGCCTGATCGTGATACTGGATAGGCGCTGACATTGTGAAGGCTCTGGTGTCAGATGACGTAGGTCTACTTAATAACCGTCTGCCCTCGTAGAAATCCTTGAAGTACACGTCCGCTGGTACTGTGTCTTGAAAGGATCCTGCATAATCCCCTGCTAGGTTTACTGGGTAGGTGCCGTGCGGTACTTTGGGGTTGGTGATGATGCGGGATGTAGGTGCAAACTCCGCAATATCGTATCCCGTGCTACCAATTGGCTTGTCCAACAGTGCACGATCGCTCGTTGCAAACCTAGCTGACGCAGGCTCAGGGAACCCTAGCTCACGTGATCTGCCCTTGTTCATCTCTTCAACAAACCCACTGCGTAGGTTTCCCGTGCCTTCTACCTTGGATAGCAATTGCTGACGCAGATCAGGGTGGTGAATGCCAACAAAGTCAGCGTAGGGGTATGTTATTTCACCCGTCTTTTGATTTACTTTTTTAGTTGTTCTCAAGCGATTATTAAATATTGCAGCGTCCCCAGCAGATATATCTGCGGGGTCAAACATGTTTAACAGCGTGTTTGTGGTCATCGCGTTGAAGTCGCCGCCCGTGCCTGACATCGAGACGTGCGGGCCGTACACCTTGTCAGCGCCCTGAAACGCTCTCTCAATCTGATTGTCGAGCGATGTCACAACACCCTGACCAGACGACCATGCGTCCGCATTGTCACGCATGAATGCTGAGCCGCCATCGAGATTGGCCTCGCCAGACAAGGGAGAGCCATCAACAGCAATCAGTCGCTTGCCTGCAGCCGCTGAGTCACCCACCAATGGCACGCTCGCGCCCCCAACCATTGACTGAGGGGTGATTATTTTCTTTGGTTTGAGCATGCGCTCCATGTCGTACTCGGCGCTGTACTCGGATGGCAATCGCGATAGATTGACTCCGCCACCTGCGGGGTGGTTCAGGCGCAGCAATGATGTTTCCTCAAGGCTCAGCTTTTCACCATTGGCGTATTTCGACATGGCAGTATTTAGTTTTGCTTCTCGCTGCTTGAGCGACTCAACCCTTCCTGCGTTCCTCGCCTTCTCGAGCGCGTTGACCGCATCAGTGACGGCGCCTGCCCTACCCATGTGTATGATGCCACCGCCAGCCATGCGTTGCGGCTTCTGATTCATCAGCGCCAAGTTAGCCAGATCCATGTCGAGCATTCTGAACGCTTGAGGATCAGTGATCGTGTTCTTGATCGCCTCTTCAGGCGCGGAGTCAACCATGCCGCCTTGGGCGTAAAACTCTGGCAACTCGATAGCTTGGCGCTGGTACGTCTTCTCATCTCTCGGGTCTAAGTAATAGGCTTCTGGCTTGACACGGTTGCCAGTCAGTTGCATCTCTTTGTAAAGCGCCTCGAGGTACTCTTCTTTCGACCGACGGGGGAACGGCTCGCGCAGCTCAGACCGAGGCACTAACTGAACCAGACCTGCCTGCTCGCCTGCTGCGTCCATCGCTCGATTGCGGTGCCTGCCCTCGTGCCCAGAGATGTAAGGCAAGCCCATCGTTCCTTGTTCCTTCTTATTGATATTGAGGTACGGCACATCAGAGAAGCCGCCGCGATTCTGAACGTCAGTAAGATGGATGATGTTTTGCAGGCTCCTGTCTGACAAGCCAGAACCAAGCGGAGCTGCGTAGCGCTCGAAGTCCGAGGGCTTCATCGTCATGACTGCCTGTGCGTTGTCGCCTGTGAACGCACGCATCAGCGCTTGATCCTGATATAGCTTCTCTAGGTTCGGGATCTCGTCCGCAGCACGCTCGACGCGTTGAGCGCCGTACTGACCTTCACTTTGCCGCACGCGGTTAGCGAGGTCGGTGATGCCACTGCGCGTCATGACGGTGGGCGCCTTCTCAGCCTCAATCAATCGCTTCGCACGCTCAAAGGCGGACAAAACAGGGGTTAAGGCTTTAGAGGCTTTAGACATTGGCGTCACGCTGCATAAGGGTTGACTCGCTTGATGCGAGAGTCGTCGACGTAATCGTCATCATCATAATGCGGATCGGGGTCAATGTCTAGGAAGCCTGCGTCTCTCAGATACCGCAGCGCCTGCGACATCGAGTCGACGTAGTCGTCGTGGTTAGTCTCAGGGAACGAACAGACCTGCTGCACGAAGGGCTCAGCCCAGTCTCGGACATAGCCCTTACGTTTGGTCGACTCAGGGACGTAGACGCGACCCGCGGCGATGATGTTTGAGATGAGGTGCACCCTTTGGACTTTGTCGAGCTTCCCGGGGTTATAGCCACGCACCTGAACGTGCGCCCGCCCCAGATCCTGTATCAGCGACTGACCGCTTGCCTTCTCCTCGATCAGCACGAGGTCGACTCGCTTGCCCGGCTCCCCATACACCGCCGTGTAGTCCTCCAGCAGCTTTGGTTTGAGGTCAGGGTACGCGAGGTGCTCCGACCAACAGTCAATCAGCATCGCGCACAGAGGTCGGTCGAGCGGCTTAAATATCCCCCAGACAGAACAAGCCGTGGGGTCGCCTGTCGTGCGCTCTGTATAGGCCGTATCGTATGACTGCAGGATGTACTCGAACTCAGGGAACGCTCGCTCGG